GCAACTAAAGTATTAGATGGAATTATCGAAGACGATCGCTTATTCCCACTCATCTATGAACTTGATGATGAAAAAGAAATGGAAGATCCAGATATGTGGATCAAAGCAAACCCAGCACTCGGAATCATCAAGAAAAAAGACGACCTAGAGTACAATGTGATGCGAATGAAAGAAGATAGAAACTTCGCAAACACAGTAAAAACAAAGGACTTCAATATCATAGGTACAGAAGAGAAAGCATGGCTTGACTTTGATGAGCTAAACGTTCCAGATGCATATACTGAAGAAGAACTGAAAGTATTTGATAATACGCTAGTACTTGGTGGGTTTGACCTATCGAGAACACAAGATATAACAGCTTTCACTACTTTATTATTTGATAAAGAAAAACATCGACCAATTGCAATATCGATGTATTGGATAACTGCAAACTTCTATAAACGACAAGTGGAATCCAAATCAAAAGTCCCATGGGCCGCATGGCTTGATCGAGGTCTTATAAGAATAAGTGGTACCGAGCTCATCGATTATCACGATGTAGCAAACTATGTTATATCAAACTTTCAACGACATGGATGGATGTATCAATTCATAAATTATGATAGCTACAGCGCACAATATCTCGTAGAAGAACTCGCATCCATGGGATATGCAAAAGACCACTGTCTAATAGCAACAAGACAGGGAGCAATTACACTATCAATACCGATGCAAACACTCGAAGCGCATCTAAAACAAAACATTATATGTTATCAAAACAATCCGGTCACAAAGTGGATGCTATCAAACGTACAACTCGCTAAAGACCGCAATGGTAACTATATGCCTAAAAAATACGATGACAAGCTAGAGAGAAAAATAGACGGAGTAGCAACCATTCTAAACTGCTACGTAAGCCTAACAAAAAATATCGATTATTATCTCAGTTAGAGTAAAGGAGGTTAGCAGATGGGACTATTAGATTTTCTAACAGGAAAAAGAATCAAAAAACCAACAACCACAACGTCAAGTCTTGATTTCTTTGTCCCACAATTCTCAGGGATAAACGACCCAGAGCTGAACTCAACATACGTAGCTGTATGTGATACACACGCTCGACATCTTAGTAAAATAAAACCGTTTGTGAAGCGAAACGGAGAGATGGTAAAGACGAAGAACTACATCAATAACATTTTATCATTTCGTATGAACCCGAAAATGTCTGCAGCACAAGGATGGGAAATCCTAGCCAGGGATTACTTCATGGTGAACAATGCTATAGCTTGGTGTGAATGGGATTATAAAAACTACAATGCGCCACTCAAAGCAATATGGCCACTGGATCCTGATAAAAACAGTATGCAGGTAGTAAAAGGATCCCAACCAGGACAAATATATGTAAAGTTCATGCTCGATGGAGTGGAAAAGATAGTAGATTATGATGAAATTATTCTTATTACAAGAAATGCTAAACCATCAACACTACTAGGACAACAATCACGAGCAATCGATGGAATCCTAAAAGTAATTCAAACTCAGTTCGAGGGAATCGAAATGGCAATAAAACAAAGTGCCTATATTCGATTTGTTATTCAATCACCAACGCCACTAAAACCGGAAGAACGAAAAAGAAGAGCGAAAGAATTCGCGGATACTTATCTAGGTTCAGGAAGCGTAGGTCTAGCATATGTAGATGGAGCCCAAGAATTAAAACAAGTTAACAGTCAGGCAAAATATGCAGATGCCGATCAAATGAAAATATTCAAAGATATGATATATGAAGAATTAGGATCAAATGAAAAAATTGTCAAAGCAACATACTCAGAGGACGACTTCCAATCTTACTATGAATCATCACTCGAACCATTCGTCATTAAGTTAGTGTCCGAGTTATCATACAAAATACTTACAAAAGGCGAACGAGACAAAGGCAATGAAATCGCAATCGACGTCGATAGATTACAAACCGCTAGTCTCAAAACAAGAGTAATGATTGCAGATAGATATCTCAAATTACCAGTAATGGTACCTAATGTAGTGAGTGACCTGTTATTCTTACCTAAGTCTGAAGCTGGCGATAAAGAGTATCAAACACTGAACTACAAAGAACAAGATAAGGTGGACCCGGACGAACCGGACCCAAGTGAAACAGATCCAGATGAAACGGATCCAAACAATGAAGAGGAGGAACAGGATAATGCCTGAATCAAGAAGTGAAATATTCGAAAAAATGTTCAAGCATCAAGACTACCGCCATCCCGTTATTGATTTAGCGGTCCGAGCTGCGGATCAGGGAGACGACAATGGAAAGATGATCGTCGAGGGGAAAGCCGTAGTATTTGATGAACCAACTGTGCTCTTTAAAGATGGAGACACAGAGTACAAAGAAATTATCGCAAAAGGGTCATTTGATGAGACTGACATGAGCCAAGCGTTCATGAAATTTAATCATTCAAACCAAGTCATGCCAATGGCCAGATACAAAAATGGGACATTAGAAATAGATGTCCGAGATGATGGAGTCTACATACGGGCAGAGTTAGCAGATACTCAGTCTGGTAGAGATTTATATACCTTAGTCAAACGAGGTGACATCGATAAAATGAGTTTTGCGTTCACAATCAGGGAGGAGTCCTACGATTACGATACGCACACGTGGACCGTAAAGAAAGTTGATCGCTTATACGACGTCGCAGCTGTCAACGTTCCAGCTTACGACCAGACAGAACTCTATGCGCGCCGCTTTGGAGAGGTGGAGGCCACTCGTCAAGCTACTGTGGAGGCAGAAAAAGCGCTCGAACGTGATCGAGAAGCAGCCAAAGTAAGACTAAGAATCAAAAACCAATATAAAACTAAAACCCAGGAGGAAAAATAATGAATTTAAGAGAACAAATTCTAGCATTGAACACGCAAATCGCAGCTCTAGAGACCGAGCTAGATAGTGCAACAATGGAACGTATCGCAGAAATCGATACAGAAGTTAAAGGTCTCATCGAAAAACGTAACAAATTAGAAGCAGAAATGCGAGCACAAGTACGTCGTGGCTTCCAATCAGGAACTCCAGAAGTAAGAACTACTGAAGAAGAAGCAGCACTTCAAGAACGTGCAAGAGCATTGATGCAGGGACGTAGTATCTCAATTGATGCAGTTGATGTTTTATCAATCGATCATCAAGCAAATGATCTAAAACCGACATTTAATCAAGTGTCAAGTTTAGTAGATCAAATCGGAATCGTAGGACTAAACGGTGGGGAATCATTCAAACAGGGATATCTTAAAGGATAGGCAACTGGTGGATATACTGCCGAGGGTGTGGCTTACAACGTAACTGAACCTACATGGGACTATGCAGAAATCAACAAAGTAAAAATCACTGCATATACAGAAGTAAGTGAAGAATTCGAAAAATTAGCACCTACTGCTTACTTAACTGAAATTAAACGTAATCTAGGTATCGCGTTAAAACGTAAACTGGCAATCGAAGTATTGACAGGTGACGGTGCATCTGGACACTTAGTGGGGATCTTCCATGCAAACGCAACAGCAATCGAAGCTGCAAAAGATATAAGTATCTCAGCAATCGATGAGAATACACTAGATACACTTGTTTATGGATTTGGTGGAGACGAAGACTTGTCAGAGGGTGTTCTAATCTTATCAAAAGCAGACTTACGTGCATTCGCACAAGTTCGCGGAACACAAGACAAGAAAAAAGTGTACACTATCGATACCAAAAACAAAACAATCGATGGAATCCCATATGTAATTAATGGAGCAATCACTCCACTAGCAACAGCATCAGCTGGAGACTATATAATGGGATATGGAACATTAGCAGGTTACAAATTGGTAAGTTTTGCACCAATTGAAATGGCAAAATCAACTGATTTCAAATTCTCTCAAGGTCAAATCGCATACAAAGCTAGCGGGTTCTTTGGTGGGAATGTTGTAGCATTTAACGCGTTCTTACGTGTGAAAAAATCAGCATAATAACTAAGTAAAGGAGGCCAACAATGGGAGATATTCTAACTATTGAAGAAGTTAAAAATGCATTAAGTCTTGACTATGATGCAGACAATACTGAGATGGATAGGCTATCCAAAACGGCCTCCTCTTTTGTTTATGAACATACTGGCTATGACTTCGGGTCTGAAACTGAAATACATCCAATCGCGAAACAAGTCGCAATAATGCATGTTAGGATGTTGTACTTTCAAAATGGAAATACATACAACAGAGAACATGACTATTCATACGGGATGACAAGCATGCTTCATGACCTGATTGCAATCGCAGCTCGTAAATTGGAGGAGGCAGCGTAGATGGGACAAGCAAGATACCATAAACGACACAATATCCGAATCTTTCGTGAAATCGACCAAAAGCCAG